GAACCTATCTTCTGATCACCAGCACCGTAGATGAAGGCATATATGAAAGTCTTTGCTGCTGTCCTTGTGGGGAGACCTGCTAGCTCTTGATTGTAGGTATGAGGATCACCCTCTAACACCTCATGGATGTATCTTTCATCTTTCATATAGTTAGCAAGCATCCTAAGCTCTAATCCCTTGGCATCCATACCTACCAGAACGTGCTGATCATCAGGTATGGTCCAACAAGCTCTACATTCCTTTCCATATGGCTTACTGTTAGCTACTATGTTTGCCATGTTAGGTTCTGCATGAATCATACGACCTGTCACAGCACCTGTTGTTAGAACTTTACCATGAACCCTATTGTTACAATCCACAGACTCAAGCCAGCTTTCGATGGTCTTAACTCTAGTCTTCATCATCTTCCACTCTGCTAATCTCTTAACCTCTTCTGGTGCAGAAGATGAGATAGTCTGTAGATTTTTCTCACTTATCTTGGGAGAACCTTTAGGAGTAAACTCAACAGGCTTCCACCCATACTCATCTAGTCTCTGAATGATTTGCTTTGGTGATGCAAGATTAAATTTCTTAAACTCAATTGCAGAAAAATTACCGCAGATATTAGTAACATCATAATTTTTAAGCCCCGCTTTGGATAGTGTGCCATCTTTCTTTATCTTTAAGATAACTTCTTTAACTAAAGAAGCTTTTAATGGAACCTTTCTTAATAGTTTCTCTTCTATATCTTCAGCTTTGTTTTGTATTTCCATCATAAGCTTATGAGCTTTTTCTACATTAAGATAGAAGCCATAGTCTTGTTGCTTGTTAATAATGTACCTTATCTTATGCTCTAAAGCTATTGATTTATCAGAGAAATCTCTCTTCTCTGTACCTATCAAATATTCATAAAGTCTATGAGTAATCTCTACATCATTGATACAATAGTCTAACATTTCTTTATTAAAAGAAGAGAAACTCTTTAACTCTATTTTATCTAATCCTAATCTTTTACCCCATGCTTTTAAAGAATGTTTACCTTCTCTATCTGGATTAAATAGAGAAGATAAGATATATGTATCACATATTTTTGTAAAAGGTATGTTTGATTTCCAAAGTTTATTTAAAACTGGAACATCAAAAGATAAAATATTATGACCAACTATAGTATCATAGTTCTCTAGTAAAGTATTAAATGTATGGGCTCTAGTATGATAAGTTAATTGATCTGTATTTATATCTTTACATACACAAACATGTATTTTAGTTGCATCCAACCCATCAGTTTCTATATCCAGAAATAATATTTTCTGCATTTTCTTTCGATTCTTTTGCTGTCTTACCAGTCGATATGGTAGTCCACTTCCAAGGATTAATAAAGTAAGAATCTTTACTATTATTATACAATTTCCATTGTTGATCGTCCCATTTCTCTAAGAGGGATAAATGAACTTTAATCCAAGATCTGTGGATTTTGTCTATCCCTTCTCTTGTATTTATTTCTGGTTTTATTTGTGTTTTTATATTCATCTTCTATCTTCTTTCTCTTTTGATATTTAATTTTTATATTATTATTCCACTTCCATTCTTTCTTACTTCTTCGATTTCTTTTCTCCATAACTTTCATTCCAATCCTTATCCTCACCAAAACCATCTGACCATACTATCTTTATTACAGATTGTTTAATGGTTCCTTCTAGAAGAGCAGAGTGATCCTTCATAAGTTTTTTCATAAGTTCAAATGTTCTACTATTATTCTCATTATTTTTAAATTTTAACCATAGCTCAGTATATTCTGTATGAGATAATATGAAATTAACAATACTAGGTTCAGTAGGTTTTGTCTTATCTTTTATTAAACCCTTTCCTGTTGTGAAAGACATTACTTCTCTTCCTTTCTCATGTCAAGTTTTAATTTCTTTCTATCATATCTTTTCTTAGAGGGTACTACTCTTTTTCTGAATAGTTTCCATTCTCTTATCCTAGCATAACGACTTTTACTGAAATGTTTTTCATTAGATTTCATTTCCATCACCATGTTATAAACAATACCTATCATGAGATACTACCTTATTAAAAGAAAAGTTCATAGGCTTTTATCAAACCTTTTCTGCTTTTCTTATCTCTCTCTATAGCTAATTTAATAGAATCATTTACTATTTGTTTATTATCAGATGATAAAGTATATATTATTTTTTTTAATACTTTATTTTCAGCTAGGAGATCACTAAGTTTTTCCTCTACATTATCAATTTTTTTCATTATCATGTATGTTGTATACCTTGATTTACAACAAAGAGATATTCCATGCTTGTATAGCCTCTCGTATCATCTCATCTACACACACAATATAATCCATATCACTAGAGTCAGGATATATCTCTCGTTCTTCTTCTTCAATATATGCAGCGATATAATTTATCTGTTTATTAGTAAGATTTATATCATCCATCTTAGTTCTCCTAGTGGTCATAAAATATAATAGATTTATCAGGCATAGTCCAGCACAAAGCACAATCACCACAACTCTTTGCTAAACCTAGTTGATGTGGACAACCTATACCATCAGTGGATACGTTCTCACTCTGAGCAGAGAAAGGATCATCTGGATAGTTACTAAACCTTATGGCGAATCTAGCTCTGTACGAGGCTCTGAGAGCTTCTATGGCCATACCTATAGGCTTAGTTGGATGGTGCCTAGTATATCCATAGATGTTCAATAGTTTTCTTATCTTCAGTTGATACTCCCAGAAGTTTACATACCTGATAGACTCAAAGTCTCCTAGAATATGGAGCCTTAGCTGATAGGGCTTACCCTTAGCATCTATCGCATCCAGATCACGTTCGATAGCAGGGTACAGAGCATCGTTCACTATGAATCTGTGAGCGAAGGGCATATTATTACCGTAACAATCAAGCCAATGTTCACAATCATCATCACAAGTAACACGTTCTTCCAAAGTAAGTATGTATATCTTAGCTCCTTTAAGCTTACCTTTGTTGACTTTCTTTCCTAGCTTTATATCAGTAGGGGTTTTGATAACTTTATGTGAGTAAGAACCAGCATCATGTACATTCTTCTGGTACATTGATCTACTATTTACTATAGCTGCATGGTCAAGATTTAATGTTGTCATCTTATCATTCCCATATCAGGATAGTATCCTATTCATTTTCTAATTCTCTAACTCTATTAGTTAGCCACCTAAGTACCATCTTATATTCTATATCATCCTTATCCTTTCGACATAGCTTCATGGTTTCTATCTCTTGGTTTAACACAGAGATGGTATTGAATGTTATACTATTCATTAACAGTTCCTCTTCATAGATATCTCTAGCGTGTGCTGCTGCGGTTTTTCTCCACTTAGTTAGTACAGGTAAAGGTACTTCATTAAGTTTATTCATTGTAATTTTTAATATGTCACAAAGCAAGTAATCTATCTCTAATCTTTTAGATCTATCCATTTCAATTTCAGTCATTAACTATCTCCACTAAGTCACCTAGTATTACAGAATGGGGTATACATTCTGCATGTTCTTCTGCTATGATAGCAATCATACCCCAACCACAGTTAAAGACACTTTCAAATTCAAAGATTGACATCTCTGACATTTCTAACAAATCTACCCACCAACTGTTGTTATTTCTCAGATCACTATGCACATTATTATTAAGTCGGTAGGTTATACCATCAGGTATTACTCTAGGAAGATTTCCATGAATACCACCACCTGTAATATGTGATAACGCTTTAATGTTTTCTAAATTTGGTAGTATAATATCACTATAAATTTTAGTTGGTGTCAGGAGAAAGCTATCAAACTTTCTCATATTCTTTTTATATAATTTTCTTATGAGACTGAACCCGTTACTGTGTGGACCAGAACTAGGTAGTCCTATTAGTACATCACCTGCTGATACATGTCTAGGAATTTCATATTTATTTTCAATCACTCCCATGCAAAACCCTGCAAGGTCGAAGCGTTCTCCTTCATATACCCCCGGCATCTCTGCTGTTTCACCACCTACTAACTCACAACCTGCTTGTTTACATCCTTCTAGGATACCTTTTAATATTTCTTTACTTTTTTCTATGTTAAGTTTACCCGTTGCATAATAATCAAGGAACGCATACGGCCTTGCCCCATGACATAGAACGTCGTTAGCACACATGGCTACTAGGTCAATACCAATTGTGTCATATTTATTTAATTCTTCAGCTACTAATATTTTTGTACCAACACCATCAGTTCCTAAGACTAACCCCACGTTACCTAACTTAATTACAGCACCAAATCCTTCTATCCCTAGATAGGATACTAATTCGTCAGCAGCACTAACATCAACCCCCGCATCTTTATATATGTTAAACATGAAATATAACTGAAATAACAACCATCAATAATATAGTGCCAAGTAATATCAGATGCCCTTTATATATAAAGAAGTTTGTTTGTAATTTTATTAGAAAATCAAACATTCTTTATCCACTCAAGACACTCCCAACTTACAGGGAATAGGGGTTTGATTATATCACTAATCATTTGTGCTACCTCTTGTGTTTCTCTTTGTGTATTACTATCCAATCGTAGCTTACACATACGACTATAAGCTAACAAGGAGCCTGTCCATATCCATTCTGTATATGTTGCTTGTGGTAACACCATCCTTGCCTGTTCAGGAGAACAACCATCCAATACCATCTTATTATATATAGTATACAAACCTTTTAAATGATTTTCAGACCATAAAATATCCCTTGATTTATATTCCTCATCAGAGGAACCTTGTTTTACATTGTCTGCTTTCTTCCTCCATTTATCAGGCCAATAAAATTCGGGTTCACTATGAACATACCTACGTGATACCTCATTCCATGCAAATCCTACCTGATGTTTAGCTAACTGTCTAGCTATGAAGATAGGTGCCTTGACTCGTAAGCTGATCTGCGGGTGTGCAAATGGAGACCAATGCTCATGGTCTGCAAGATACTTAATGAGCTTACGATCCTTATCCTCTAACTCCTCACTCTCATTATTAAAAGAAACACGGGCTGCATTTACCACAGTCAGGTCTGTACCCATATGATCTATGTAATCTACACCCATGTCTGAACTCATGGACTCTACGTCGTCTGTATGCATCTACTTATTCTCCTTCTCTCCATACTCTTCCATTAGCATGTCTATTTCATAAGAATCAGCACATTCACAATAGTAATCTGTCATCTCATTATAAGCAAACTGCTTGATATTTGATAACGCCCACTGATTAACCATAGCTTTAACAGCTTTTATTATTTGTTCATCTGTATAGATAGGTGAATCTTCATCTGTATACTCTACTGTATCACTCATCTTCTTTCTCCTATGATAATGGCGACCCCGGTAGGACTCGAACCTACGACCCACAGCTTAGAAGGCTGTTGCTCTGATCCAACTGAGCTACGGGGCCATCTTGTTTAACTTCTATGAAGTCCATATCTACAACGTATCGAAAGGAAGTCGTTAAGTAAATCTCTGTGTCGCAGTTATGACAGTACGCTGTGTCACAGTCATCATCCCAGAAGAAGGTTTCCGTAACCCATGTTTCTCTTAGTTTGTCCCAAAAAAGACTCAATCTGATTGAGATTTCTGTACTTCCACATTCACTACAGGAATGTTTCATATTTACCTCTATAAAATGAAAGCAAAGGCGATGAGGATTAACCCCACCGCCCATGCAAAGCCTAATAGAAAGTCATGCATAGTATACATACAGGAATTTTCTCATAGCAGAGGTAGTCATATCATCACCATCAACATTGTGTAAATGTTTCTCATGTTTTTTTGTTGGTGTCTTCATCACAGTATGACCTAACTTTCTAAGTAGACAAACAATATCATACGTACTGTCTTTCTCTTCATACATATATATCTCCTATGCTGCTAGCTTTACGAACTCTTCAGTATGTATCCAATTAGCTACTTCAAACTCACGCTTGAGCATACTCTGTGCTACATGATCGTGTTTACTTTTCTTAAAACTAAAGCCATTATCTTTATGATGACTACTATAGTTAGTGAAGGTAGAATATAAAGCCCACATGTTATCTCCTCGAACAGCCGCTTCCAGTACATATGTAGTGATTAACCTAGCTTTCTTTTCTTTAGATACAGGCAGAAACTCTATAACATTTTCGGCATTTTGGAATGTAATATTTCTATTCGCCCATGTCTGATACTTCTCTACCGTAGTATAGAACTCTTCTACTGACTTCTCTATTTCATTGAGGAAGTTTCTCATATTGAAGTGCTTAGTATTCTTCTTTCGTACTACATCATACTCACCAGTAATCATACCATTAGTACAGAAGAAATCTATTGCACCAAACAAAGCATTATTACTGGCACTACCATCTACAGAATGCCAAGATACATTTCTGAGACCAATCTCTGTCTTTTGTTTTCTATTTTCAATAGGGAACTTAACATTAGGAAATATGATATCTTGTAAGGCCCATGCTCCATCTCTAGATACTCGGTAATTTGTTTTAACATCCTCTAGATGTTCAGCAGGAAACTTATTGATTATCATATCATGTTGTTGAGAGAAGAAATCCTTATGAG